GCGCGACAGCTGGAGAGGTTTTTATCCGATGCGCCGCATCGCGTTGAATACGTCGTGGCTTCGCCTGACCTATGGAACAGACGCCAGGACAGCGGTCTTTCGGGGGTGGCGATCATGATGGGGGCGGCCAAGCTTCCGCCGCTGTGCCGCGCGGACGACCGCCGCGTGGCGGGCTGGCGCCGGCTTCGTGAGTATCTGCACGGCAAGGACGGGGTGAGCGATCTTCGCATTTCCAAGCAATGCACCGAATTGATTTCCTGTATGCAGTCTTTGTTGTGCGATCCGCACCGCATCGAGGATGCCGCCTCACATCCCCATGCGGTGACCCACGCCCCCGAGGCGTTGCGATACGCCGTTATGAGCCGCGTCGGCATTGTCGACGGGCAAACGATCGAGCCTTCGGGCGGACAATTCCGCTTTTCTGTACGCGACGTGTGGGATTGACCCACGGAAAGGAGAAAGACATGAAATATGAAACAATGAGCGATCGCACCCGTCAGGTGGTGATCGACTCCTTTGGCTCGCTGGACCGTTCGGTGGCGCTGTGCGGCGGCAAGGGCAGCTTTGAATTGCGAAATCTCCGCCGAGAAAGCGACGGATCGCTGACGCGTCGGGGCGGTCTTGTGCCGCTGGTCACGCTGGAGGGCGACGTTCGCGGCGGCACGACGGTATTGCGCGAGGGTGTGCAGGAGCATTACGTCGTTGCAGGGAGTGGCGTGTATCATCTGTCCGAGCAGGATAATGGTATGAACGCAGTCAGAATCGGAAGTCTGACGACGGTGGAAGGACAGGTGGACTTTGCTTGTTTTAGTGGTACGGTGCTGCTGTTGGACGGTGCTCAGCTGTGGACGCTGACGCCCGAGAGCATGACACCGACGGAGGCCTACGTGCCTCTGTACGGCAAGGATTGGTCGCCGACTGACCTTACAACGCACGTCATGAACGAGCCGCCCAATTTGCTCTCACGCCGCCTGCGTGTGCGCTATACCCTGACCGACGCGACCAAAAACGTTACGCTGAGCACGCTCGTTCCCGATTCGATCGACGCGATTCTGATCAACGGCAAGAGGTACGAGGGCAATCCCAGCTACAGCCCGATCTCGTGTTTGGTTTCCATCGGAAATGAGATGCCGGCGGGGGCGCAGGTTGAGGTCTATATGACGATGCCCGCTGATTTTGCCGCGGCGCGAAGCGACGTTACCACTTGCCGACGCATGGCGGCTATTGGTCAGGCAGAGCGGCCCCGGATGATGTTCTATTGTGGGGCGGACGCGGCGAGCGTCTACCTTAGCCGCGCGATTTCGCAAACGGAATGCGACCGTATCCGCACGGCGGTGGCTGATGCGTGCATGCTTTACGTAACCGAGCAGGACAAAATCACGATCGGTGACGGTATCCACGCAGTGACAGGCGCTTGCCGCCATTACGACCGTTCGCTGATCTTTACTGCGTGCGGCACCTGGATGGCAGATGGTGAGGAAAACGCTGACGGAACGCTCAAGCTCACCTCTATCAATACGACGCAGGGCTGCAGTCATGCAGGAGCGTTTTTGACGGTGGGCAACGATCCGATCACGGTGCACGGGCATTGTGTGCTGCGTTGGAACAGCAAAACGGACGAGCGTGACGAATGCAATGCCGCGCCCATTTCTATGCCCATCGAAACCATGCTGCCGTCGGATTTCGGACGGAGCGCGGCGGTGTGCATGGACGAGGCGAGTGGTGAGATCTGGTTTTACCGTCCCGACAAGCAAGGGCGCGTGTTCGTTTACCAGACGACGTGCGATGGCTGGACGAGCTTTGACGGCTTTTTGCCGCACGTTGTCTTTGCTTTTGCGGGCGGCGTCGGCGTTGGCATCGGACACACGCTTTACGCCGTGAGCGCTGAGGCGACGGCGGACACGCTGATCACCGAGGCGCATCCCGAGGGCGAGCGTGTGGGCATCGACGCGGAATACGCGGGTAGCTTTGCCGATTTTGGTCTGGCAACGCAAAGCAAGCGTCTGGGTGCGGCGGAGGTCGTGGCATCCTGTAAGGATCACACGGTACATCTGACGTTGCAGAGCGTGAACGGTCGACGACAGCGTGTTCCCATGGGAGGCGACGGAAACGAAATTTCGCTGATGCGGCGTCGCACAACGCTTGGGCGCGTGCGGTTTGTGCGGATTGGTCTGCATGCTGACCATGACGGTCCGATGCGGCTTTACGCCATCCGCCTGAGTGCGCGCGGCGGGGAATGATGCGCGCCAACATCAAGAAAGGAGAAGCAACATGAGAAAAACAAAAGCCTGGGAGCAATATGAGGCCGGGCGCTCCTACAAGCGACGCATTGGCCTGTATGAAACTGTCGGGCGCAATCAGCGTTTTTATTGCGGCGAGCAATGGGGCGAGAGCGCGGCGGATCGCCCGTTGCCTAAACCCGTCTTCAATCTCGTTCGCCGCGTGACCGACTATCTGGTAGGCGCGGTGGCGGGCGGCCGCTTGTCGGTGACCTATTCGGACGATTCACTGCTCCCTCAGCCTACGGCGGCGATGGAGGAGAGCATGCGACAGGGGATTGCCCTGCTCAATTGTCACATGGCCTATCGTTGGGAGCATTGTCACATGGATCGACTGACCTACCGACTGCTTTTAGATGCGGCGCTGTCGGGTGACGGCGTGCTGTACTGCTATCTGGACCCACAGGCGGTGGACGGAGAGAGTGAGATCAAGACGGTGGTGTGGGACAGCTGTGAGTTGTACGCCGCCGACATGAACCGCGCGGATATTCAAAGTCAGGAATACGTCCTGCTGGCGGGCAGAGAAAGCGTTGCGGCCTTGCGACGTGAGGCGCGTGCGGCCGGGTGCTCGGACGAGCAGATCGCGGCCATTCGATCGGATCTGTCAACTATGATGGCTACGGACGGTCGCCCTGTGCCTGAGCTTGAGGAGGAAGAGCAGGCCAAGGCAACCGTACTACTCAAATTCTGGAAGCAGGACGGTGTCGTCTGGTTTGAAAAATCAACGCGAGAGGTGGTCTTGCGCCGCATGGCGACGGGAATGCGTCTGTATCCCGTGGCGTATTTCAACTGGATGCCGACCTACGGTTCCTTCCACGGCACGGCGCCCGTCAGCGGTATGATCGCCAATCAGAAATTCGTCAACCGCGCCTACGCCATGATGATGAAACACATGACGGATACGGCGTTTTCCAAGGTCATTTACGACAAGAGCCGAATTCCCGAGTGGACCAACGAGGTTGGTGAGGCCATTGCGGCGGTTGGCGGCAATCTGGCGGACGCGGTGCAGGTCGTCGGCTCTGGTCAGATGCAGGACGGTTATATGGCGCTGATCGAAAGCGCCATCAGTGTAACTAAGGAAATGATGGGCGCGACCGACACGGTGCTCGGCTCGGCGCAGGCCAACAACACCAGCGCGATCCTTGCTTTGCAGGAGGCGTCGCGCACGGCACTTCAGCAGGTATGCTCGGCGTACCAGCAGTGCATTGAAGACATGGCCGACATCTGGGCGGACATGATGTGCGCGTATTGCGGTGACAAGACCATTCTGCCTCTTCTGACCGAGGGTGAAAAGCAGATCGGAGAGGTCGATTTCGGCGTGCTGCGCCACGGTATTTTGCGCGCTCGCGTTGAGGTCGGCAATCTGACGCAGTACAGCGCCAGCGGTACGCAGAATACGCTGGAAAAGCTACTGGACGGTGGACATATCACCCTCAAACAGTATCTGGAGCAGTTGCCGACGGGGATCTTACCCATGCGCGGTCGCCTGATCGCCCAGCTGGAGGAGGAAGGAGAAGAGAACGATGCAGGAAAATGAGCAGATGAACGAAGTGCTCGATTGTCCGTTTGAGGTGGACGAGGTTGCAGCGCTGCCACCTGCACAGGAGGCAGAGCCAATGCCAGAGGCAGAGGATACGGCGGCGACGATCGAAACGCTGACGGCACGCGTGCGCGAGCTGGAGCAGGAGATCGAGGCAAGAAGAACGCTCTCGGACCGAATGACGCGTGAATGCGAGGAGTTTGAGGCGTATTTTCCCGAGGTGTCACTTCGCACGCTCCCCGACAGCGTATGGACGCAGGTGCGTGCCGGGATTCCGTTGGCGGCGGCCTACGCGCTGTACGAGCGCGGTCTTCAAAATCAGAAAAGGGCGGCAGAGGAACAGACCGCCCGTAGGGATGCGCTCTCGGTCGGTTTGCCCGGCGCGGCGCAATCTAACTATTTTTCACCCTCACAGGTGAGAGCCATGAGCAGACAAGAGGTGCGGGAAAACTACGACCGTATTTTCGAAAGCATGCGTCATTGGCAGTAAATCAACAATAAAAAAGCCTTATCAAGGCATGAAAACAAGGAGGAAAAACAATGGCTATTTCGAATTTTATTTCTACCGTATGGAGTGAGACTCTGGCATCCTCGCTGGACGCGCGCTACGTTGCCGTTGCCAACTGCAACCGCGCATACGAGGGCGACATCCGCGAGAAGGGCGCAGTCGTCAAGATCTGCGGCGTTGGCGACGTATCCGTTGGTGATTACACCAAGAATACCGATATGTCCACGCCCCAGACGCTGGACGATACTGCACGTGAGCTTTACATCGACCAGGCGAAGTATTTCAACTTTCAGATCGACGACATCGACCGCGCACAGTCCAGCCCTAAGCTGATGGGCGAGGCTATGCGTGTGGCGGCCGCCGCACTGGCCAACACGGCTGACGCTTACGTTTTCGGTCTGTACGCCGATGCGGGCAAGTC